CTACTGTAGGTGGAATTGTAACATATTTAAACTTCTCCTTTAGGAGTCGGCATTTAAGGACTCCCATATTTTCTGCGATATTAAAAACTCTTCCTGTTGCAGCATATGCATAATCTTCCAAATAAACACATTTAACTCTTCCATTGTACCATCGAATTACTTCAATTGTCCAATCAGCAAGTGCAATGTATCTTTCTATCTCACTTGAGTATTTAGGATATTCGTATGCGTTAAATACCTTGAATGTATCTTGTGATTTAGTTTGTTTAATATAATGAAATCTACAATCTTCAAAATTTATATTGTTATTAAGTACTTCCGCTACACATATTGCAGGGGAAGTTAATGAATAATCTATCCCTGCAACATATTCATTCGTAATCATCGTAATATTCTGGTTCCATCAAAATTCCGCAGAACGCACAATGAAATGCTGGTTCTGCGGATTGTATATCATCCGAATCGTAAATCATGGTATATGTTGCATTACAGTTATTACATTCTACATCCAATTCGACTTCCATTTCTCTCCAATTAAAGGTCTACAATTTCACACCCATCAGCAGAACACGCTAACTCTTGTGACGCTACTGTATAATCCTGCTGTTCGTATTTCGATAACTCCGACCAATCCACATTTTGTGGAATCTTTTTAAATAATCCTTTAAATTCTTCTTCTGTACAATCTTGATATGGTGCTTGTCTGTATGTATGATCACTAAAAGGTAAAAATGAAATTCCACTAATTGTATCAAAATTATCCCATACCCAATTTCCTACACCCATCCATTCATTTTCTTTAACTGAAACTGTAATAGATGGTTTATGTTCACACCAATGTTTCTGATATATTGACCATAATTCTAATTGTTCTATCGCTGACATATCTTGTCTACAAATTGCATCTTTGGGACTTTCCATTGGAAATGAAAATACCGTAGTATGTTTTGGTTTAGTGACATCTGGTTCATTAGGAAATCCAGCGTCTTTCATCATTTTGCAAAGAGGATCTTTATTATCAGCTCTTACTGTCCGAATATAATAGGGATTATGACGAGCATGAATTCCACTTGCAGAGTCAACAAGCTGAGACACAGTGCCACTAGGCTTAACGCAAGTAATAGCTGCACTACGTGAGATACCCAACTTATCTGTCCACTCTTTATTAGTTTCCACGGCCACATTTTTTAAATCCTCCAATAATTGTTCTAATCCTTTTTTACTTCCATTTGTAAATTTATTGTCTAAAATGCCGGTGAGTGAAACTCCAAGAAGTCGTTCTTCTGTACAATTTCTTTCCCACTCTTTTGTTAGATATCTAAAATTGGTAAGAGTGGATTGAAAGGTGCCAAGGATTGTTGCAATCCTGACTTTCTTAGAAAGAGATTCGGGAGTGTCCCATCCTCTGACAACGCATTCTGACAAATTACAGAATTCTCTGCTTCTAAGAATGATTTCAGAACAGGGGTTAGTTCCAAAGTCATCCCTTGGTTCTCTTCGTCTAATGAATTTTCCGTTTCCATCTGATTCTTTCTCATTTAATTGTTCGACAGTTCTTTTGGCCGACATACTGTTATAGATTCCTCGTTCCCCCGATTTAGAATCGTAGAGGGATAACCACTCTCGCATGAAAGTGCCAACATCTGGTTTTTCTTTATAACTAACTGAATTGTTTGCGAGTGCTCGTTGTACGTTATGTTCCCACCATTGTCCAGATTTTGCAAATCGCATTTCTCTGTCATTAAGATCACTGAGAGAAATGAGAGCACTCCTACGAACACCCCCAACAACAACAATTTCTGCAATTTTACATACGAGATCATGCGCTTCAATCGATTTAAGTTTTCTTCCTGCTGCATCTTGAAATACCTTTGTTGCAAAGTGAAATAGATCATCCAATGGTTCTGGGCCAGATGCACGACCACCAAATGTTTTAAGAGGTTTACCTGCTTCACGAACCTTGGAAAGATCCCATTTGGGAATTTGTCCTGTCCACAATAAACTTAATAATTCCTTGAGTGATTTTGCCCAACCAAGTTTAGAATCTGCAACAATAATTGTTGTATCTGTAGGATGAAATTCTTCTGCAATAAGAGGCATCTGGTTAACATACTGTTCTTCCACAGAAAATCCTACACCAGTTCCATTCATGAGAACATAAAGTATCTCATCAAAAGAACGTGGACTGTCAACTTTGACATACGAACAGTTGTAACCGGCAACGTTCTCTTTTCTGAGTGCATCTCCTGCTGTCATCAAACATCGCATAGAAGGCATAACATTCAATGCCAAAACCTCCTTTCTTAATTCTTCAAGAACACCATTATCAAGAGTGTAATCACACATCTCTTTTAAATGTTCACGAAAAAATGTAAAATATCGTTCTACTGTTTCTCCCCAAGTTTCTCTCTGTTTTTTATCATAATCCCATCTAGCATAACGTGACAAATGTATAAATTGTTGATATTGTGTAGGCAAGGTAGTGGGATTGGTTGAGTTCATTTTTTCCTCCAAGTGGCAAGATGTGTTTTTGCTAATAGTCCAAAGTAAGTGTTGGTATTTATTATTTCGATTAATTTGGTTTCCTGTATACCACCCATTGCCATATCATTTAAATCTTTCTGTTTCATCGACTCTGGCCATATGCAAACATTCCAACCAATATCAATCACTTTTTCCATTCTAGAAATGATTTCTGCATTTCTTGGTTCATTGTCAAAGACCATTGTTCCTATATGTTTGTCTAATGCACTTGATATCTCAATTTGTGACTTCAAGTTTACATCTGATCCTGCCATTGCAATACAGTTCGGCAGAAACATTGAATCAAATGGGCCCTCAACGACATAAAACTGTTTCTCCAAATCCAGACGATCCAATCCAAATATTTTAGGAGAATCTTCGTTTATCTTAATAGTTATATAACGAAGTAGAGTATTTGTAAACGCTCGTCCTTGAAACGTAATGAGTTGTTTGTTTTTATCAAAGAAGGGAATTATTATCCGTTGTTCCTTTTCATTTAAATCATATTCACGTTTTGTAACTTCAGTGACAAACTTTTTAAAATCCTCTGTATAATATAGGTAACTTAAAAATTGAGGTGGGATTGCACGATTGACTAGATATTTCTTTGCGAAATGTTGGTCATCTAAATCGATAATTCGGGGAAGATTTATCTTGGTATGAAATACTGGTTTCTTGTGCTTTATTACTTCTGGTTCAGCCGTATTCGAACCTCGGCCAGTTACTCCTTCTTTATATCTTTCTAATACATAATCTTTATATAATACACCATCTAGTTTTTTAAGAAAATTAGAAAATGTAGTACTCTCTCCACAATTATGACATCGGAAGAAAAGATCTGTTCGTTTTTGATAAAAATATCCCCGAGCCTTAGTTTTACTCTTTTGGGAATCTCCACATAAAGGACATCTAAAATTGTAGAGTCCTTCGTTTTTTCTTTTGAATAGGGGTAAACGTGAAGATAGAAGGTTCACGTATTTCGTGTCAATATAAGACGGCATAATAAAATTTAAATATGATTTATTTGTGATAATACTATTATATCACGTTCAAACTAAAATGTCAAATTTCTATAATCTTGGGAAGAATATGAGTCAAGAGCCATGCAATAACAGTTGCAACACCAATAACAATCCATCTCCATTTTTCTAGAGATTCTACTTTTTTATAAAGAGTAGTGATATCTGAATCAATTCGTGCTTCGGTTTTATCTATCATAACAGTCATTTTATCATGAAGTTCTCCAATTCGTGTATGGAGAATCTTCAATTCATCACGAACTTCATTATCACTTGCTTTATGAAGGTCTTGTCCTGCAAGTAAGCGACCTATATTTTCTGAAAGTGCATTTAGTTTACCAGAAGTTTCAGATAACTTCTTCATCAAGGCATCCAATTCCTTAGTGCGGAATTCATCCTTAATTTTTAATGTTTGTATTTCAGTTTGTAGTTGATGTATAGATTCTTGTTCTGGCATAAGACAACTCTGCTGGTCTGACTTCCTCTATGAACTGTTTTATAAAATGAGCAAAGGCTTTTGGTGCAAAAGTATTATTATGCACCGTCCACGATTCACCATTTAGTTCTGGATCGTGACCGTCATTATGTACTTCTATACTGTTGTCTTCATTATCTGTGGCTTTCCATGTAGAACGTGATTTACTGATCCACTCACCACTCATTACTTGTTCGATAGAATCATCTGCGTTAACTTGCAGATATTCTTTGAATTTCATCATTTTTCACTTCCATGCCTTAAATATTGCATACATCCAGATTGTGAATCCATTACAATAATTGGTTTTTTTGGATATTTTCTTGCCCAGGCACGAATATAATTTCCCGCTTCATTTTCACCAACATATTTACTATAACGAGTATATTTCTTTTTACCCAAACGAGATTTTTGAAAATGCATAGGATCTAGTGCAAATACATCAACTCCTCTAAATTGTTTTTGAAACAATCCTTTTGGTGGTTTCCCTAGAGGTATATCTTTATATGCTTGTCCAGCAGAAGTAGTACCTGGCGCATCTTCTAATATTATATCTTCAAATTTTTTCAATGTTCTTGCATCAAATTCTAAATCATTATTATACATTCGTTCAAACTGGTCAAAGAATTGCAACTCCAATTCTTCTTCCGTAATCTTATATCCATCTGACTGTTCTTTAATAAGGTAAAGTGCAGCTGCATAAGATGCTATACGAGATTTTCCGCCAGGAATCTTTCCCATTAATTTTTTAATATTCCAAATTAACGTATCAGAAAGATTATATGCATCTTTTTCTTCAGAAGTTTCTAAATCTCTTCGCCGTTTAAGAATTTTTCCTTTTTCATCAATAATACCTAATTCAAAAGCTTTTGTCTTATTGAAAGGAGTAACCAGTTTCTTTAAAAACTGATAGACAAAATATATGTTCCCAATCCCTGCAAGAATTCCCATTCTATTCTATTTTCCTTAATTCTTTGATAGTAGTTTCATTCAATGGAATGTGACTTGTTTGTATATCTTTTCCATCTATACCCTTCACTGTATCCGGCAAACGATTCAAAAAGATCAAAAATGGTTTAAGTAATGAATGAAACTTTTTCTCTACTCTGAAGAACAACATACGAGTTGCGGCCTCATTCTCAAACACATTATAGATAACAATCAAATGATTAAGAATCAAATTGGTTCTTAATTCTCCTGTTTCAAGAAACCGATTAAATAATCTTTTAACATACTTAATCTTATTCAAATCATCATTGAATTCTTCAACTGTAGTACATTGAGGATTATCATAATATTTGGTTGCAAACATAATATAA